CGACTCCCGTGGTCGATCTGATCGTCGATATGGGCACCGTGCTGGACGAAGCCAATGCCCCTGAAGGCAATCGGTTCCTCGTCATCCCCGCCAAGATGGCCAACCTCATCAAGAAATCGGAGCTGAAAGATGCGTCGCTTTCTGGCGACGGCACTTCTTTGCTGCGCAATGGTCGTCTGGGCACGATTGATCGCTTCACTCTGTACGTGAGCCACAACCTGAATGTGTCGAGCGGCAAGTACAGCGTCATCGCTGGTCACAAGATGGGCTTCACGTTCGCCTCGCAAATGACGAACATGGAAACCATCCGCTCGGAGTCCACCTTCGGCAACATCATCCGGGGCCTGCAGGTCTACGGGTACAAGGTTGTGAAGGGCGAGGCTCTGTCCACCGCCGTCATTCAGTTCGCTTGATACAGGGAGCCTTCGATCATGGCTGCATACACTGACACGCTTGGTTTCAACAAGGGCACCGCTGCGTTCCCGGCTGAAATCGACTCGATCTCCAAGTTCGAGGTCCGACTGGACTTCGCCGCAATCGTCGCTGCTCGTACTGCCGCTGGTGCCACGGCGCTGGCTGCTGGCGACTCGCTGGAGATCATCCCGCTGCCGGCTGGCTCGGTTGTCCTGTCCGCAGGCTGCCAAGTCATCCGGGCAGAGACCACCAACACGACTGCCACGTTCAGTCTGGGCACCACGGGTGGCACGACCAACCTGTACACCAACGCTCTGGCCAGCAACGCGCTGGGCTACGGGATCACCAATCTGGCGAACCCGGTTGTGTACGCCACGACTGACACCGTTGACCTGCTGTTGAACACCGCCGTCCCGGCAAACGCCGTGATCAACGTGTTCGCCATCGTGGCCAACGTGTCGTCCTCGGCACTGGCCTAACGTGTTGAGGGGGGTGCAAGCCCCCCTCGCATAAGGAGAGCTTCATGGGTGTTTATAGCGGTATCGCACAGGACAACGTGCGTATCAACAGCGGCAACGCGACCCTGCAGACTCTGACGGTGACCGGGGCAACCACGCTTTCCGGTTCCACTCTCAGTTCTGCGCCGGTCACGAAAACGACTTCGTTTACGCTGGCTGCTGGTGAGAATTTCGTTGTCTGCAACGGCGCTGGTTCGATCACGGTCACACTGCCGACGGCTTCGGCCAACACCGGCCGCGTGGTCTACATCAAGACCATTGCTGCGCAGACTGTCGTTTCAGCTTCGTCCAATGTCCTGCCAATCAACTCGGCCACTGCTGGCACTGCGATCTGCGCAGGTACGGCTGGTGCTTGGGCCATGTTGGTGTGCAACGGCACGAACTGGGTCACGATGGCGTCGTAACAAGGTGGGGGCTTCGGCCCCCGCTGATTGGAGATTTTGATGGCGACGAACCTCACCGGCTCGACAGTTGCGAGCACCTACTCGCAGTTGTTGCACATCGACGGTGGTCCCGAGGCGACTGAGAAAACCGTATTCAGTGGCACAGGCACTCCTACCGCGCTGAAGCTGGGCACTGGTTCCGCGTCCGTTGACAATATCAAGGTCGATGGGAACACCATCTCCTCGACCGACACGAACGGCAACATCAACCTGACCCCCAACGGGACAGGTTCGGTTGTCATCTCCAAGGTCGATTTCGCGGACGCTGCTGGTACGCGGACAGATCTTGGGCTTGGCACCATGGCCACTCAGAACGCCAGTGCTGTGGCGATCACGGGTGGGTCGATCACCAACGTCACCTTTACCGGCGCGTTCTCCGGCATGACGTTGGTCGAAGCCACGACGCTGGCGACCGGTAACGCCACGGCAGGGGCGAATCTCAGCGGCAACACGTTGGCCGCTGACGGCACCGACACCAACATCGACATCAACATCACGCCCAAGGGTACGGGTGAGGTGAACGTCACGAATATCGACGTTCTCAGTGGCAAGGTACCGTTTAGCACGATCACGGACCGCGCGTACGCAGCGTTCTCGGACATCACCGATCAGACGGGCAGCACCAGTGCTGCGACCGCAGTGAAGTTCGGAACGACTGAGGTGACCGGCGCGGGTATCACGATGGTCACCGACGGTACTGCGCTCACACGCCTCACGTTCGCTGCGGCGGGTACTTACGCTGTGACGCCCAACCTCCAGCTCACCAACTCCGACACGAACGACCATACCGCGACAATCTGGTTCGGGTTGAACGGCACGAACATCGCTCGTTCTGCTACCAAAATTTCAGTGCCGAAAACCACAGACGGCGGGAGCGCGTTTTTCCAGATCGTGTTCTACGTCACTGTGACGGCTGGACAGTACGTTCAAGTGCTCTGGGCACCCAGTAATACTGCCGTTACGCTCGACCACACCGCAGCAGCGGCTGGACCACCATCTATTCCGGCAATTCCGTCTGCGCTCATTTCTGCAGAAAGGATCGCCTAATGGCCAAAACTCCCGCTTGGCAGCGCAAGGAAGGACAGGACCCCAAGGGCGGCCTGAACGCCAAGGGGCGTGCGTCCTACAACAAGGCGACAGGCGGCAACCTCAAGCCTCCGCAGCCCGAAGGCGGGTCTCGCAAGGACAGCTTCTGTGCCCGGATGACGGGTATGAAGAAGAAGCTGACCAGCGAGAAGACCGCACGGGATCCCAACAGCCGGATCAACAAGGCGCTTCGCGCGTGGAAATGCTGACATGGAAGTCTGGAACAAGCCCCGTCCCAAGTCACTTGGCAAATCCAAGCCGCTGACCCCGGAGCAAAAGGCCAAGGCCAAAGCTGCAGCCAAGAAAGGTGGGCGGGCATACCCCAACCTTGTGGACAACATGCGTGCGGCGAAGGGCAAATGATGATTCGCATTGGTCTTTCTCTCGCCGTTCTGTGCGCCGCCACCGCCTGTGGCGATGCGCTCTACGATGCTGACAAGCCGATCACGATCAAGATCGAAGGCCCTACTACCCCTATCCAAGTCCAAGTGACCCACTCAGGTGAAGTCATCTACCGGACCATCACTGCCACTACCACGGACGTTACCGAGAAATGAGCAAGCTCTACATTCGCGTCAAGAAAGACGGATTCATCTACGACTTCAATGACTACCTCGCCCGCAATCCTGAGTGCGAAGTGGTGACCGAAGAAGAGCTGTATCCGGAGCGGTTCCTCACTCCGGCGCAGATGCTCGGCATCCAAGAGATCAAAGCTGGTCGGGGTCGCAAGCCCAAGGCGGCGCTCAACCTTGAAACGTCGGAGATCCCTGAGCCTCCGGAGTTCACCCCGGCCGAACTCGCGGCTGAGGCTTCCCGAGGAATGCCCTGATGACGCCGGCTGAGATCATTGCCGAAGCTCGTATCCTGCTGCAGGACACGCGCGCGACCTACCGCTACTCAGACACGATCCTGCTTGGGTTCGTGAACCAGTCGCTGCGTCGCATGGCAGTGGTCCGGCCGGATCTCTTCGGTGTGATCACCAACTTCACGCTGTCAGCAGGGACTGTGCTGCAAAGCTGCCCTGCTGACTCGGTGCGGTTGGTCGAGATCTTTCAGGTCGTGGGCGGCAACGCGGTCACTGAGGTTTCACGTGAAACCATGGACCAGTCCACGCCGGGGTGGGTGTCTGAGGATGCCGGGTCTCCGGTGAACTACGTGCGCCACCCGCGCAACCCCAACAAGTTCTTCGTCTACCCCCGTCCGTCGGCTGGAGTGCAGCTCGTCGGAGAGTACGTGCAGTCCCCGCCCAACTACACTATCAATCAGTCGATCAGCTTGCCTGATGCGTACTACTCCACGCTGATTGATGGTGTCGTCTTCCTTGCTGAGTCCATCGACAACGAGCACGTGAACACCGGGCGCGCCAAGCTGTTTCAGGATTCGTTCTACCAAGGACTTGGGGTGGCGCAGCAGCAACGCGTTGTCACGGACACCGAGAGTGGGGCAGTCGATAGGAAGGTAGGTCGATGACTGATCGTACGTTCGCCTCGCTGGTTCCTCGGGTCAACCCCAGTGTTACCGGGTGCCCCACCCCCACGATGACTCAGTTCATCCGGGAGGCGGCTATCCGTGCGTGTGAGCGCACGCTGGCATGGCGCTACGCAGTGCCGCTCTTCCAGTTGATTCCCGGCGTGCATGAGTACGCTTACGACAAGCCGGTCACAACCGACGTTCACGCGGTGTTCGCCACGATCATGAACGACCGGCGACTGCAGAACATGACGCTCGATCAGGCGTTGCAGCTCTACCCGCAGTGGGCAGACCTCTACAGCGGCGAGGATCCTGCGGCTGTGTGGAGTCTCACGCCCTCGAACACGTTCAATGCAGACGAGTTCAACACGGCGCAGTTCAATCAGCAGTCCACGTACGTGGTGCCGGATGCAATCGTGGCTGACGCCAGCGAGCCGCAGATCATCTGCCAGCTCACCCCCGACAAGTTCCTTGTCGTCCCTCTACCGGATGATGAGCGCACGTACACCATCCGGCAATTTGTTGCCCTGAAGCCCAAGCGCACATCGTCTGGCATGGATGAGGTCATCATGAATGACCTCGAAGACGTGATCGTGCATGGTGCACTGCAGCAGTTGTTGCTGCTTCCGAACACCGCATGGGAGAGCAAGGAGCTTGCTGCGTACCACGCCAAGCAGTTCATCTTCCAGATTGCTGAGCGTCGGGCGCGAGCCAACCTCGGCAACGTGCGCGGCATGATGCGGGCGCAGATGCAGCCCTTCAGCTAAGGCGTTCTTATGGCACTCAAGATCACCAACAACGCTACCTCCATTACGGTTGGTGCGCTCAGCAGCTCTGACACGACCCTGAGCATCACCGCAGGAACTGGGGCGCTGTTCCCCATCCTCGGCACGGGTGATTATTTCTACGCCACCCTCACGAGCGTGCTGGGCAACTACGAGATCGTGAAGGTCACGGCTCGTACGGACGACACGTTCACCGTGGTTCGTGGGCAGGAAGGCACGCTTGCTATTCCGTTCCCATCGGCAAGCCGATTCGAATCGCGGGTGACGGCCAAGACCCTGCTGGACTCGATCCAAGAGACAGTCAGCATCACGGGCTTTGGGGCCTCCACCTCGAACACTGCAGCCCAAAATGCGGCTGCCATCAACGCGGCAATTGCTGCGTCTTCCAGCATCTACATCCCGGCGGGCACGTACCTCACCAACCAGATCACGCTGAAGAGCGGTCTGACGATCTACGGTGACGGTGCTGTGTCGGTGCTGCAAGCACCAGCCGGCCAGACGCTGCTGTACGGCGTGTCTTCGGGCGCAGGGGCGTACCTTGAGAACGTGACCATCCGGTCGCTTAGGCTGCTCGGTGCGGTCGCAGCCAGCGGGTTCTCGGAGTTCATCCATTTGCTGAACGTCAACGGCGTTCGCAACATGTTGGTAGATTCTGTGCAGTTCGTCGGCTTCCAAGGCGACGGCATGTATCTCGGGGCGCACTCGGACAACACCCGGCACAACGCCACGGTGACTATCTCGAACTGCGTGTTCGATGGGGTCAACAAGGACAACCGCAACGCCCTGTCGGTCATCGACTGCGACACCCTGCTCGTTCGCAACAACGTCTTCAAGAACGCATCCCGCTCCAACATGCCGGGCTTCGTTGACGTTGAGCCAAACGATGCGGCCAACATCATCCGCAAGATT